TGGGCAGATTCGTTTGTAAAGGGGCTGGATGTGCTCGGTTTTAAATACGAGGAGCGCGTTGAGCCGTGGGAAGATGCTTGCGGTGTTTATTCTAACGTCCTCGCTGAAGCCGCTATTCGCTTTCAAGCGGAAGCAATGAGTGAAACTTTCCCTGCCGCTGGCCCTGTCAAGACCAAGATACTTGGAGAGATAACCAAAGAGAAAGAAGATGCTGCCCTTCGAGTTCGGACAGATATGAACTATGAGTTAACGGATGTCATGGTTGAGTATCGTCCCGAACATGAACGGTTACTCTACTCTCTTGGTCTTGCAGGGTCTGCGTTTAAGAAAGTTTATTACGATCCCAATATTGGTAGACAGGTGGCAATGTACATCCCAGCGGAGGATGTAATTGTTCCCTACGGCGCGTCTAATATAGAAACTGCCGAGCGTGTTACTCATGTGATGCGCAAAACCAAGAATGAGCTAATTAAGCTACAGGCGGCTGGCTTCTATAAAGAAGAGGAATTAGGTGAGCCTGTTTCTTATTACACCGACATAGAAGAAAAGAAAGCAGAAGAAGGGGGCTACACCCTTAACGCTGATGATCGTTACACGATATTAGAAGTCCACGCAGACCTGATTATAGATGAAGTCGATCAGGAGGACGGAGACTTACAGATAGCAAAACCTTATGTGGTAACTATCGAACAGGGTTCTGGCAAAGTATTGGCTGTGCGCCGTAATTGGAACTCTGATGATCCTTTGATGCTCAAGCGTCAACATTTTGTCCACTACTCTTATGTGCCGGGTTTTGGCTTCTATGGCCTTGGTTTAATTCACATTATTGGTGGATACGCTAAGGCTGGCACCTCTCTCATCCGTCAACTAGTTGACGCAGGTACTTTGTCGAATCTGCCGGGGGGCTTGAAGTCCCGTGGGCTGCGGGTTAAAGGCGATGACACCCCCATCGGCCCCGGCGAGTTTCGTGATGTAGATGTGCCGTCTGGGTCTATCCGCGACAATATAATGACGCTCCCCTACACTGAGCCTAGTCAGACACTTCTTGCATTATTGAAGCAGATAACCGAAGAAGGGCGACGTTTGGGGGCGATCAGTGATATGAACATCTCTGATATGAGCGCAAATGCACCCGTTGGCACGACTCTTGCGCTTTTAGAGCGCACTTTGAAGCCTATGGCGGCGGTTCAGGCCCGTGTCCATTACGCCATGAAGCAGGAGTTTAAACTGCTGCGGGCTATCATCGCTGAGTATGCACCAGAAGAGTACATGTATATGCCGGATCGTGCGGCACCTCGTGCTCGTCGTGCTGACTACGACATGGTTGAGATAATCCCTGTTAGTGATCCTAACAGCAGCACTATGGCACAGCGAGTCGTGCAATATCAGGCTGTATTGCAGATGGCGCAGGGTGCACCTCAGATATATGACTTGCCTCAGTTGCACAGGCAGATGATAGAAGTTCTGGGTATTAAAGACGCAGATAAACTCGTACCCACTAAAGATGACATCAAGCCTTCTGATCCGGTCAGTGAGAATATGGCTGTTCTCGTGGGTAAACCAGTAAAAGCCTTTATATATCAAGATCATGACGCGCATATAGCTACTCATGAAGCGTTTTTACAAGACCCTCAAATTGCAGCGTTTATTGGACAAAACCCGGCTGCACAGCAGGTGGTTGCAGCGTTAAAAGCACACATGGCTGAACACGTAGCATTTAGTTATAGAAAACAGATTGAAGAAAGGCTTGGTGCGCCTCTGCCACAACCGGGTGAAGAGATGCCAGAACGCATAGAAGAGAGCATGTCCAGACTGATGAGTCAGGCTGCGATAGAGCTTTCTAAACAAAAACAAGCAGTTGCAGCACAACAACAGGCACAGCAGCAAGCGCAAGACCCTGTATTTCAACAAAAACAAGCAGAACTACAGCTTAAAATGGCTGAACAACAGCGGAAAGCGCAGAAGGATCAGGCAGATACAGTCTTAGATGCTGCAAAATTACAGCTTGATAAACAAAAAGCAGATAGAACTGCTGCTATTGAGGCCACTCGTGTGGCTGCACAGACCGAACAAGCTAACGCAAAACAAGATTTAGACGAGGCCAAAGCCATATTAGACCTCGCCAACAATAGGAAATAGGTATGGCACAAACCGTCTTTGACGTGCTTGAAAACAAACTTGCTGATTTACAGCAAAGCCAAGAGGAATTCCTTGCAGGAGGAAGAGCTAAAGACTTTTCCGAATATAAGGAGTCGTGTGGAGTGATACGAGGTCTAGCTGCCGCACGCCGTGAGATAGATGACCTTGCGCGTAACTATATGGAAGACTCAGATGACTGAAGCAGCGTTAACCCCGCTTGAAGAAAAGCGGCGCAGAAAGATAGCAGAGAGCGAGAAAACAGAAGTGGTGTTAGACAAACATGTTCCTAAACCTGTAGGTTATAGAATACTTGTTTGTCTACCTTCTATAGATGACAAGTTTGAAGGCGGCATAGCTAAAGCGGCTTCTACAATGAGAGAGGAATACATTCTGTCTATGATGGGAGTGGTAGTCGATATGGGAGATCAAGCCTATAAAGATGAAGCACGTTTTCCAGAGGGGCCGTGGTGTAAAGAAGGTGATTATGTGATGTTTCGTGCTAACACAGGCACGAGATTCAAGGTTGGCAACGAAGAGTATCGTCTAATGAATGACGATTCTATTGAGGCCGTAATTGAAGATACGAGTAAAATAACTCGCGCATGAGGACTAAGCTATGCCAATGCAACAAGTAGAATATGAATTCCCCAATCCTGACAAAGAAGAAAATCTGCAAGAAGTAGAAATACCTGCAACTGAGCCTGAGACCCCAGAGCTAGAAGTAGAAGGGGCTGTAGGCCGCGAAACTATTGAAAAACCTTCCAAAAAGACGGAAGAAAAAGTAATAGAAGCAGGCGATGTTGAAATTGAGGTGCAAAATGACACACCTCCTGAAGATCGTGATCGTGAGCGTTCAGAACCTCCAGAAGAAATTACTAATGAAGAGCTACAAAGCTATTCTAATAAGGTCAAAAAACGCATACAGCAGTTCAGTAGAGGCTACCACGACGAGCGTAGAGCTAAAGAATCAGCAGAAAGAGAGCGTGAGGCTTTAGAAAAGTATGCAAAACAATTAGTTGAAGAAAATCAACAACTTAAAACTAAAACAGACCAAAGCCATAACGCACTTATTGAATCTGCTAGAAAACAAGTTGAATCTGAACTTACTGTAGCACAACAAAAGTACAGACAGGCTTATGAAGGCGGAGAGACTGATGCGATTATTGAAGCACAGCAGGCTTTAAACACAGCGCAGATTCGTGCAGAAAAAGTAAACAGTCTAAAACCAAAACAGGTAGAGCAAAATCAAACTGCTTTACAACCTGAAGAAAATACTGTTCAATCACAACAACTTGCGCCTCCGCAGCCAGAACCATTACAGCGTGATGAAAAGGCTGCTGCATGGGCAGACAAGAATACATGGTACGGAAACGGGCCAGAAGGTGACCCCGAAATGACAGCACTTGCTTGGGGGGTGCACACAAGATTAGTCAATGAGGGTGTAGACCCTAGGACTGATGAATACTATGAGCGAATTGACGCTCGTATGCGACAAGTGTTTCCCGAACACTTTAAAGATGACGGGGTAGGAGAACCAGAGGAACAGCCCAAAGCAAAATCTAGCAATGTGGTTGCACCCGCTACGCGGAGCACTTCACCTAACAAAGTTAGGCTAAAGCAATCAGAAATTGCTATCGCAAAGAGACTTGGAGTTCCACTGGAAAAATACGCCTTACAGGTTGCTACTTTAGCGGGAAAACAAAATGGCTAAGAACGAATTGCGTGCTTCGCGTGAAAGCGAGACTAGAAACACAACTACACGTAAGAAGGCTTGGGAAAGGCCGGAAGTATTGCCCAATCCCACACCGGAAGACGGGTATGTGTACCGATGGATTCGTACCTCTACAAGAGGTGTTTCTGATGCCACTAATGTTTCTTCCAAAATACGTGAAGGCTGGGAGCCAGTGCGGGCTGACGTTCACCCCGAGATATTTGCAGATGCTGTTACCGATGGCAGATTTAAAGACAATATCGTGATTGGTGGATTGATGCTGTGTAAAGCCCCAGAAGAGATGGTCAACGAGCGCAACGAATATTATAAGCAGCAAACTGCTGCTCAGATGCAATCTGTTGACAATAACTTAATGCGAGAAAGTGATCCTCGTATGCCTATATTTAATGATAGGAAATCGACGGTCTCTTTCGGTAAAGGTTAACTAGGAGTCTATCATGGCAACTTCTGCTGCCCCTTACGGTCTAAGACCGTTGAATTTGATAGGAGGACAGCCTTTTGCTGGTTCCACCCGTCAGATTAAGATCGCTTCCGGTTATGGCACCAACATATTCAATGGTTCTGTTGTAGCCATTGTTGCTGGTGGCACTATCGAAATTGTGACTACAAATGGAGACAACTCAACTGTGTTTCCAGCAGGCACTATCGGCGTTTTCGTCGGTTGTTCCTATACTGATCCCAATACTAGCCAGAAAACTTTCCGTCAGAGTTGGCCTGCCAGCACTGTAGCGTCTGATGCTATGGCTTATATTGTGGACGATCCAGATTGCTTGTTCCAAGTACAGGCCGATGGCGCTGTAACTCAGGCTGATCTGGGCCAGAATACTCACTTGGCTGCGGTACAGTCTACCAACACAGGAAGCACCACCACTGGTAATTCCACTAGTGCGGTAACTGCTACAACTGCTGTAACCTCTGGTTTTGCTTTCAGAATCGTAGATTTTGTTGACGGGCCAGAGTCCACCGTTGGTGATGCGTTCACAGATTTGATCGTTAAGTTCAATCCTGACTCGCACTCGTACACCAATAAGACTGGTATATAAGGAGTATTGAGACATGGCTATTTCAAGAGCGCAACTACTCAAAGAACTCCTACCGGGCCTAAATGCCCTATTTGGCATGGAGTATGAGAAATACGGTGAAGAGCACGCTGAGATTTATGAAACTGAAACCTCAGAGCGTTCTTTTGAAGAAGAAACCAAGCTGTCCGGCTTTGGCGCAGCACCTGTTAAAAACGAAGGTGCGGCCATTGCGTATGACAACGCCCAAGAAGCGTTCACTGCTAGGTATAACCACGAGACAATTTCTATGGGATTCTCAATAACCGAAGAGGCTATTGAGGACAACCTGTATGATTCACTGTCTGCACGTTATACCAAGGCATTGGCACGAGCTATGGCTTATACCAAGCAAGTTAAGGCTGCTGCGATTTTGAACAATGCGTTCGATCCATCAGTAACTTACGGCGATGGTGTAGAGCTTTGTTCTACCGCACACCCTCTGGTGTCTGGTGGCACTAACTCCAACGAGCCAGCCACTGGTGCTGATTTGAACGAAACTTCCTTGGAAGCGGCTGTTATTCAGATTGCAGCTTGGACTGATGAGCGTGGATTGCTAATTGCATCTAGGCCCACCAAGTTGGTTGTCCCACCCGACCTTCAGTTTGTAGCGACCCGCTTGCTTGAGACTGAACTTCGTGTGAACACAGCCGATA